ATCCTCCCTCCTTTCGTTCTCGTAAACTGGTGTTTACCCTCAATAATTACCAAAAAGAGGATATCAATCTCATAATCTCATATTTTGAGTCTAGCGCTCAGAAGTGGGTTTTTGGTGAGGAAGTGGGTGAGTCTGGTACACCTCATTTGCAGGGTTATTGTGAATTCAAGAACCAGAAGGAGTGGAAACAGATAACCGATAAGTGTTCACCGTTGAAGAGGGCTTGGAGTACATCGGCTAGAGGGTCCTTGGATGATAATGTCAAGTACACTACGAAGGATGGCAAAATCTACTATGGTGGCTTCAAGATTGAGAAATGCAACTATAAGGTTGAGATCGACCTGTATGATTGGCAAAAGGAGATCATGGAAATCCTTGAACAAACGCCTGACGATAGGACAATACACTGGGTCTGGGAACCTAAAGGTGGAATTGGAAAGACAACTTTTCAAAAATATATTTTCACTCATATGGGGGGCGTGTGTGTATTGTCCGGTAAGGGGTCTGACATGAAGCATGGGGTTGTATCTTATATAAATGACCACGGGGAGACCCCTGACATCGTGCTCATTAACATTCCACGATCGTCGGCTGAGTTTGTTAGTTGGAGTGGAATAGAAGAGATTAAAGATATGTTCTTTTATTCTGGGAAGTATGAAGGAGGTCAAGTTTGCGGGATGTCGCCACATGTCCTGGTATTCGCAAACACGGAACCACCTGAAGGGGTTTTCAGTAAAGATAGGGTTAAGACTATTGAGCTGGATAGTTGAAGGTGTATCGCATATCCCTGACGGGATATGCGGGAATAACTGTCTGATTTAAGACTGGGATGGCTGTTGGGGTTCAGTGAACACAACTAAGTAATCAATAAGCACCTGAATAGGAATGTTGTCAAGATCGGCGTTGCCTGTAGGTGCTGCAAACAAATGAAAGTATGCATTTTCACTAGGATTTGCCGATGAAGTTCCACGAATGAGTGAGCTAGCAAGTGGCTTAGAAATACCCAAGAACTTCTTTGCAGAATATGTCTTACTGAGGGTTACCGTGCGTGCATCACCAGTAGCACCGCCGCTGACTAGCTTAGAGACCACATTACGCCCTTCCATATAATCATTCTTATCGGCATAGACACCATTGGCATCCTTAAGGGCAATACCGCATATAAGAGCACGATCATCAGCCTGACCGGTGATTGAGAACTGAGCGGTAATCTTTGCACCAATAACCGTGAAATGATCGTACATGGTCATCCATTGGTCGAAACCACGAGGCTGGTGTCCGGTACCTGTAGTATTAGGATCATAGCAACTCGAGGCGTTCATCACATAAACACCAGCTACACCCGAAGCACCCGGATTCACGGATACAGATTCCGAATATCTCAATTTGGTTGAGAATGTGTTCGGGATTGGGGCCTTAGACAGCACGAGATTTTTACGACGATACGTCTTACGACGATACGTGCGCTTGCGAGATTTCTGAGTTTTTCGAGCATACGGCATGGTCTCAGTTTTTTAACATGTTTTTATTTTCTTAAGCAAAATTTTTTTTTACTTAAAGGAATATCTGAGGGGTATAAAAACATGGGCGTCAAACTCAAGCAATCTCAAGATAACTCGGAGGGAGGTAATAATC